ACTCTATGATTGTGAGCAAACTGCTCAAAAAGACATACTTGACTCTGGACAAGAAGAGGAGTATGATTACGAAGAAACAAAACCCAAAAAATCATTCGACGGATTTAAATTTTAATGGAACGACATATTGATTTTGAACGCTATCAAAAATTTGTTGATGCGGTTACTAGCGATGCCTCTACTGATTTTCTCGCGCTTTCCGACCGCCTTGTTGCCCTTGATGAGAAGGGTGCCAATATTGAGCGACTACTTACTGCAGGTGTTGGTATTAATGCTGAAGGTGGGGAGTTTCTTGAAATCATCAAGAAGATGGTTTTTCAAGGAAAACCTTGGAACGACGATAACCGTGAGCATCTTATTATTGAACTCGGTGATCTTATGTGGTATGTTGCTCAAGCCTGCATGGCACTCGATGTTTCCTTTGACGATGTGATTGCCACCAACGTTAAGAAACTTGAGAAGCGTTACCCCGAAGGCACCTTTGATGTTTACTTCTCTGAAAACCGTGCTGCTGACGACCGATGACTGATAAGAAAGTAACTTTAGAAATGGACGTGTTCTCTGCTGCTGCAGTCCGTCAAGTCCTGTTTGAGTCCCAAAAAGGATATTCTTATGAGAATGTTCCTACCCGTATTGTTGGAATCCGACAAGTCATTGTAGACCTTGACGAATCCATCAGTGCTGTGGTAGAATCTGACTGACCCTTCGGGGTTTTCTGGGGAATTAGCTCAGTTGGTAGAGCACCTGCTTTGCAAGCAGGCTGTCAGGAGTTCGAGTCTCCTATTCTCCATTCTAAATAAAAATAAAAGTCTAATGGCACAAGGAAGAGGTGTTCAACTTGAATGGGCTATAGTATATGAATCCTTGATTAGGGCTGGTGTTCCTTATTCTGAAATAGAAAAACGATCCAAAAAACATCCAAATTTAAAATTATATACTGGAACTGTCGGAGCACAGGCAAAAAAATGTGTTGATCTTGTGGAGAATTCTGATTCTTCTCTTCTTGCTAATGCATATCACAGCGATGAATTAAATATTGCCGGAGATCCAGAACCAAAAACCGATGTTGTATTTAAAAAAAATGGAAGAAATTTGGTAAGATGTTCTGTAAAGATGAAAGGACCAATCCAACTATCTAGTGCAGAAGGACCAAGCACTGCAAAAGCAATGGCTGCTACTGCTGCCCAGTGTCCAGGGCAACGAGGGAAGAATTTGGAATCTCTAATTAAAAAAATATCTTCCACACCTACTAAGTTGTTAACTGAAAAAAATCTCCCAAAGGCAAGAGAAAGAAAACCAAATATTGTCAAAGATTTGGTGGATTCTAAGGGGAAAATCAAAGATGATAAAAATTACACAAATTGGGTTGCTCAGAATAAACCAGAATTGATTAAAGAATTGTTTGATTATTTGAAATCGGATCCACATTTTTTATATTGTTTGATAGAAGAAACTCTAACTGGGAAGAATTATTTCGGTCCCAATAATGATGCAACATCAAACTATATGTTATCTCCTACAACCTTTGGTAAAATTGACAAAGCATATATCAATAAAATGGTCAAAAAAACAAAAATAGATATTAGAGCAAAGTCTAGAGATGGTATTTCCTCTGTTGCATTTAGATTTGATGTCCGTGCTTAATTGAGATGAACTCACAAGTTATAGAACTATTACAATCGTTTGAGACGGACTCAAAGACACCGAAAAGGAAGTATAGTGACTTCCTTGCTCACGTCTACACAACCTTTGACAAGCACATCTCATTATGCAAGTCAGATAAGATGATGAATAAATATAAGAAAATGAGGAATAGTGTCCTCAGTTACATTGTTGCAAACGAAAAATCTATAATTAAAAAACTGAGTAAGTAATGAAGAACTTCTTCCAATTTTTATCTGAATCTGCAGCACAACAGGCAGCACGTCTTGGACTGGAAGGAGACGGTCATGGTGGATGGTATAAGGATGGTGAGTTTGTTGCGAAGACAGATAAGGGAAGACTGAAGTTTTATAATAAGCGTCAGAGAGTTGGACAGCAGGATCCTCCACAGACTGATAAAGAGAAGAGACTTTCTGCACCATCATCTGCACCTGCACAACAAGAACCTGCAGCACAGCAGCAGGCACCAGCACCAGAACCACCTGCTGCTCAACAGGAACCAGCACAGGAAGGTCCACCACCAGTAGAAAAAACCAAAGGAACTCTGACAATTGCCTTCGGACGTTTTAATCCACCAACAACTGGACACGAAAAACTCCTGGACACTGTGGCATCAAGTTCTGATGATAATGATTATATTATTGTTCCTTCCAGGAGCCAGGATAAGAAAAAGAATCCATTAGATGCCGATACAAAAGTCTCTATCATGAGACAGATGTATCCAAAGCACAGTGAGAGAATTGTAAACGATCCTGCTAACCGCACTATCTTTGATGTGCTGAAGAAGGCACATATGGACGGATATGCTGGTGTAAGAATCATTGGCGGTGGAGATAGAGTCCAAGAGTTTGAGAAACTCTCCAATGATTACAATGGAAAACTTTATGCTTTTGATAATGTAGAAGTTCGTTCCGCAGGTGACAGAGACCCAGATGGTGATGATGTTTCTGGTATGTCTGCATCAAAGCAAAGAAAGGCAGCAGCAGAAGGAGACTTTGCAGCATTCCGTAAGGGTGTTCCTGCTTCAATGAATAATAAGCAGGCAAGAGAACTTTATAATACTCTTCGTGCCGCAATGCAAATCAAAGAAGGTTGGAGTCTCTGGGAGATTGCACCTAAGTTTGATTGGAAAGGGTTGCGTGAAAACTTTGTCAAGGAAAAAGTTTTTAAGGTTGGTGAGGTAGTAGAAAATCTAAACACTGGATTAGTCGGTAAGATTATCCGTCGCGGAACCAACTATTTGATTTGTGTAACGGAAGACAATATTATGTTTAAGTCTTGGATTAAGGATGTGATGGAAGCACAGAAGTATACCGAAGTCAAAATGGATGGTGAAGAAAGAGAATCAGGAAAACCAAATACTCTTGTTGGAACTGATGGATTTAGAAAGTATGTTGAGAAAATGGTTCCCGGAAGTGAATGGGGAAGACAATTTATAAATAAGTATAGAAAAAAGTAAGAATTATCAGATCTTCCGATGAGTAATAACGTATTTGAGGAAGCACCTCAGCAACAAGGTGGTGGTGGTGCTGCCGACAAAGTTAGAAAGGCTGCTAGACAACTTGCTTATGATGTCCGTTATAAGGTCAAGCAAGGATTTAAGGAAGGGCAAAAAACTGATCCTGCCTCATTGAAGCGTGCTTATATGCAGCAGTTGGGTAAGTCACCTGCACCTGGTCCCGTCAAACTTCTTGCTAAGAAAATGTTGATCGGTGAGGAGTATGATGTATTTGATATTTCGGAGAATCTGAAGTCAACCACTTCTGGGATATTTGGAAGAGTATTCGTAGAAGGTGGTGGTCAGAAGGAAGAAGAGGTAGAAGTTGTAGAAGAAGCAGCAGATACTAAGTTCACCATCAGAGTCAAAGATAAGAAGACTGGTAGAGAGTATTACAGAAAAGCAGATCGTGCTAAGATCTCAGAACTAAGAGCAAATCCTAATATCTCTTCTGTTGAGATTACTGGTAGAAGATCAGAAGATACTTATGATAAGACGGGTCAGAAGACCGCTAAGGTAAAGGCAGGTAAGGGACTTGATCCTGTAGGTAAGGAAGATTCTGATATTAATAATGATGGTAAGGTAGATAAGAGTGATTCCTATCTGAAGAATCGTCGTAAGACAATTGGTAAAGCAATTGCAAAAGAAGAAGTCATTTATGAAAAAGAAGAAAAGAGTGATAAAAAACTTGATGTAATGAAAGGTAAGAATGATGTAAAAATCAATCCAACCATTGGTGAAAGTATCCGTGCAGAACTTGATGCTCTTAAGTTGCAAAAAATTGAGGAGCAAGAAGCAGCAGCAAAGGCAGCAGGTCCTTCACCAGAAGAAAAGCAGCAACTTATGAATAAAGATAAGATGCTGAAGAAAAAAATTATGATGCAGAAGCAGACAATGCAGATGCAAAGACAGGGAAGACTTCCTTTGAATTATAATGAGGAAGCAGAAAAGGGATGTGAATGTGGTAAGACTCCTTGTGAGTGTGGTAAGGAAGATGAAAGAGAAGTGTATACAAAGGTTAACCTTTTCAAGCAAAAATTGAGATCAAAGGGAATCAAAGTTGCTGGCATTACTCCCACTCCAAGAAATATGAAAACTTATGATGATCTTGGTGAAGAAGCATCAGATCGCGCAAGAGATGAACATCAAATGCGTGGTGGAATGGCTGCCCGCAAAGATTATGATCGTCCACCTGCTAAGAAACTCTCTAATGCTGAACTGGGTATCAAACCTGGTAAAACATGGGTTCAGAAGCAGATGGAGAAAAAGCAACAGGAGAAAAAATAATGCCCGCAGTATCTAAAGCACAACAACGCTTCATGGGTATGGTTCATGCCGTGAAGAAAGGTGATATGCCAGCACCTTCTGCTGAAGTTGCCCAGGCAGCAGCATCCATGAAAAAGGGTGACGCTAAAGATTTTGCTTCTACAAAGCACAAAGGTCTCCCTGAGAAAAAATCGTTTAAGGATTTTACGAAAGACTCAAAGGAAGCAAAAAATAAGAAGTAAGTTCCTATATAGTGATAGGTTATTCGGACCAAAATCATGGTATCCTTTCTTCTTCCACTGGCATACAAAGTAGTTGATGCCGCAATCGCTAAGATCCCCGATGACGCAGAACTGGGTGAAAAACTCATTGATCTCTGCCTTCTTATCGTAGGTAAAGCAGTCAAACTGACTAAGACTACCGCAGACGACGAACTGTTTGAGAAAGTTAAGGAAGCACTTCAAACACGCTGAACTTCTTAATTTGGAACGAGACCTATTTCAAAGGTCTCTTTTTTTTATAAATATCAATATAAGAATTTTATAAGGTAAGGAAACATGGCTCTTTGGGGCAATAAAGACTCTTTTAGTAATCTGACAGGAGTAGTATCTGTAGATTATGCTACTAAGGTTGTTACTGGTTCCGGAACAACTTTTGTTACAGCAGGAATTTCCACTGGTGATGTGATTTCTATCGGTGCTGGAAATACTTTTGGACAGGCAGTAGTTTCTGGTGTTACATCTGCAACTCAACTCTCAATCGCTTCTACTCAGTTCCTGAGTGGTGATGCTATCTCTGGCATCGCTTATACGGTATCACAACAACCAATTTATGTTCTTGGTGTTGGATCAACCAACAGAGGAACACTTGGTGGACCTTCACTGATTTACGGTGTTGATGCAAACGAAGTTGGCATGGCTGCCACAACCGTTGGTTTTGGTAAAACTGGCGCGTTTGCTGTTGCACACTCTGGATGGGTTTCAGTTGCTGCGACCTATACGGACTCCAATGGAAATCTTAGAGTTAAGAGCGAAGTATTAGTCGCTGGTGGTATTAATACCAGTTTTGATGCTGAAGATGATACTCTGTTCCCAGAACCATAATTGAATGATGTATGAGATTTGATGAGTTGAACGAGAGTAACTATTTGCTCTTTGCTATAAAATTCTACGATAATCCTCAGGCAGTCACTAAGGATGACTTTGATGACGACCTGAAGAGAATCAAGTACATCAAAAGATTGTTAAAAAGATATAAGAATACTGGAGAGTTAAAAACTCACCTTATATTAAATCACTTGACAGTTTTGTTTAATGTGTTTGGTGATGCTACCGTTCCCTTACTTTTTTATAATTTAGAAAAAGATCTTTGGTCTTATATTAAGAGTTTTCTGGTATTCTTGAATAGGATACCAGAATATCCCAAAAGCGAGATTGATAATATTGAAGGAGATACTGATTGTTTATCTAAATTGCAGGAAATCTAATGAAGTTAGACAAAATTATTAATATGATCAGAACCCTCAATGAAGAGGTTATGGTTTCTGGTGGTCCTGCAAACAATGCTAGTAGTGGTGCAATTGCTGGATTGCCACCAGATGAACCCCCTGTAAGGAAGAGAAAGAGAGAAAGAAAGTATATGAAAGGTCCTGGCAGAAAAGTATGGGCAGAGTTTTTAAAAGGAAGGTAAAATGTTCGCTCAAGGTTCAAAGGTAGCGGTTCTTGAATCTAAACTTGACATGTATGAAGACTTGTCACGCGAAATGCTGGCAAAGTTGGAGTCCGCTGTAGAAAAGATATCTGAAGGTAATAATCGTATTGCTCAGATTCTCACAAAGCACGATGAGAGAATAGAGCAAAGTATGAAGACCGATACACTCATTATCAAAATGATTGATGAGTTAAAAGCAGAAAGTGAGAAAGATCACAAAGTCATTCACGATAGAATTGATAGATTACAGGTAGAGATAAAAGCATTCTCAAAGTTTCGTTGGCAAGTTGGTGGAGTGCTAGTAGTAGCAGCACTTCTCATTAGTGCAGGTAGCAGATTGGCACCTTTCTTCTTGACTTCTCAGGCAGCACCTACTACAATAGAAAGGACAAAGTAGCGCCCTTTTATAATGGATTTGGTTGACTCCAAGTATATTGGACTCGTTTCGTCACGCTTGCAAAAATTCAAGAGGGTCAAGTCGGATCTCTACACCTTCCGCTGCCCTATCTGTGGGGACTCCCAGAAGAACAAAAACAAGACGAGGGGATATCTTTACCCTGTAAAGAATAACACCAACTTCAAATGCCATAACTGTGGTGCTAGTTTGTCTTTCAATAACTTCCTGAAAGAGATGGACCCAGTGCTTCATAAGCAATATACGCTTGAGAAGTTTAAAGAGGGTCATACTGGGAAAGGTTTTGTTGTTGAAGCACCCAAACTGGAATTTAAGAAACCAGTATTCAAGAAGTCGTTAAACTTACCCAAAGCATCTTCAAATCCAGTTGCTAAAGAATACTTAGAGAAAAGGAAACTAAACCCAGAAAAGTTTTACTTTGCTGACAAGTTTAAAGAGTGGACTAACACTCAAAAACAAACATTCGACACTATTGGTAGGGATGAGTGTCGCATTATTATACCAATGTATGATAGGGACAATAACCTTATCGGTTTTCAAGGCAGAAGTCTAGTTCCTAACTCTGTTAAATATATCACTGTGATGCTTGATGAGGAGGCACCGAAAATTTATGGACTTAATGAAGTCAATGACAAACTACCAATCTATGTGGTTGAAGGACCCTTTGACAGCACTTTCGTCAACAATAGCGTGGCTTTGTGTGGTAGTGATGGTGATGTTCGTTGTCTTGAGGGAAGCAGTATTGTTTTTGTTTACGATAATGAACCCCGCAATAGAGAAATCGTCAATCGCATTAGCAAATGCATATCAAGAGGCGAAAGGGTCGTCATCTGGCCAAGCGGAATCGTAGAGAAAGACATCAATGATATGGTCCTATCTGGACTTAATGTTATGGATGTGTTAGAATCAAATACCTACTCAGGTTTAGAAGCAAAAATTAAGTTTAACAACTGGAAGAAAATATGAGCAACGGAACAAAGGTTGTCAAGAGAAATGGAAACACCGAACCTCTTGACTTGAATAAGCTCCACGTTATGGTGGAAGAAGCGTGTAAGGACCTTGCAGGGGTCTCTGCATCGCAGGTTGAGATGAAGTCTGGTATTCAGTTTTATGACGGTATTACTACCGCAGAGATTCAGGAGATTCTGATTCGTGCTGCTTCTGACCTGATTGATCTGGACCATCCTAACTATCAGTTTGTTGCTGCTCGTCTGCTGCTGTTTGCTACCCGTAAGCAGTTGTATGGGCGTATGCACGAGATTCCACATCTCAAGCAGCACATTGAGCGTTGTGTAGAAATGGGAGTTTATGATGAAGAGATTCTCAACCTCTATAGTGATGAGGAACTGGAGCGTCTTAATTCGTATATTGATCATTCTCGTGACATGCTATTCACTTATGCAGGTTTACGTCAAGTCGTTGATAAGTACCTCGTGCAAGATAGAAGCAGTGGCGCATTATATGAAACGCCACAGTTCATGTATTTGATGATTGCGGCAACAATCTTCTCTAAATATTCAAAGGAGACTAGGCTGGATTATGTCAAGCGATACTACGACGCAATCAGCAAGCACAAAATCAACATTCCCACACCTATCATGGCGGGAGTGCGAACTCCACTTCGACAATATGCGAGCTGTGTTCTTGTTGATGTTGATGACACCCTCGATAGTATCTTTACTAGCGATATGGCTATTGGCCGTTATGTTGCACAACGCGCAGGAATCGGTATCAACGCAGGTAGAATCCGCGGCATCAACAGTAAGATCCGAGGCGGAGAGGTTCAACACACAGGTGTGGTCCCCTTCCTCAAAAAGTTTGAGTCAACTGTCAGATGTTGCACTCAAAACGGGATCAGAGGTGGGTCAGCGACTGTCCACTTTCCTATCTGGCACCAAGAGATAGAAGATATCATCGTTCTGAAGAATAATAAGGGATCTGAAGATAATCGTGTTCGTAAATTAGATTATTCTATTCAAATTTCTAAACTCTTCTATGAGCGTTTCATCAAAAACGAAGACATCTCACTCTTCAGTCCGCACGACGTTCCTGGTCTTTATGATGCTTTTGGCACTGATGGATTTGATGAGTTATACAATGTTTATGAACGAGATGAGTCTGTTCCAAGAAAGACTATCGGAGCTCAAAAACTCTTTTTGGATATTCTGAAAGAGCGTGCTGAAACTGGTCGTCTCTACATTATGAATATCGACCACTGCAACTCTCACTCCTCCTTCCTGGATAAAGTTGAGATGAGCAACCTCTGCCAAGAAATTACACTTCCTACTAGACCACTACAACACATTGATGGCGATGGTGAAATTGCTCTTTGCATTCTTTCTGCTGTTAATATTGGAAAAATTAGGGATCTTGAGGATCTTGAAGTTCTTTGTGATCTTGCTGTTAGGAGCCTTGATGAACTCATTGATTTTCAAGGATATCCCATCACAGCAGCAGAAGTTGCCACCAAAGCACGTCGCTCTCTTGGAATCGGGTATATTGGTCTAGCACACTACCTTGCTAAGCATGGATATCATTATGATTCTCAAGACGCTTGGCAAACGGTTCATGACCTTACTGAGGCATTCCAATACTACCTTATCCAAGCAACTGTAAACCTTGCAAAAGAGAAAGGTGCATGTGAATATTCTCATCGCACTAAGTATGGACAGGGAATTCTCCCGATTGATACATACAAGCAGGACGTTGACGAAATCGTCCCCAACGAGTTAAAATATGATTGGGAAGGTCTTAGAGCACTGGTCAAGCAATACGGAGTTAGGAACTCAACATTGTCCGCACAAATGCCTTCAGAGAGCAGTTCCGTTGTGTCAAATGCCACAAACGGAATTGAACCTCCTAGAGCATACATGTCCGTTAAGAAGTCCAAGAAGGGTGTCCTTAAACAGATTGTCCCTCAATACGGATCTCTTAAGAATGCTTATACGCTTCTTTGGGATATGGAGTCCAATCGTGGTTATATTAATATTGTTGCTGTGATGCAGAAGTTCTTTGACCAAGCAATCAGCGGCAACTGGTCTTATAATCCAACTCAATATCCTAACAATGAGATTCCTATTTCAGTTTGGGCACAAGACCTTCTGACTACATATAAGTACGGTTGGAAAACCAGTTACTATCAAAATACTTATGATATGAAGAATGATGAGGTTGAAGAAACCACTCATTCTCTAAATGATTTAATCTCTCAATTAGAAAACGCAGAGGAGGAAGATTGTGAGTCTTGTAAGATTTAAGACAGGGTTAGAGGAAAAACCAGTGGTTGATTCAATGACGGTTTTTAACTCTAACGAGGTTGATACAAAGAAACAACCAATGTTCTTTGGTCAACCTCTGGGGATTCAGAGATATGATTCTTACAAATATCCAATCTTTGATAAACTTACAACACAGCAACTGGGTTATTTCTGGAGACCCGAAGAGGTATCTCTTCAAAAAGATCGCAGCGACTATCATATGCTGCGCCCAGAACAAAAGCATATCTTCACCAGCAATCTGAAGTATCAGATCATGCTGGACTCCGTTCAGGGTCGTGGACCTGGTATGGCTTTCGCTCCATACTGCTCCCTTCCTGAACTGGAGGCTTGTATGAAAGTGTGGGAATTCATGGAGATGATTCATTCACGCTCCTACACATATATTATCAAAAACGTTTATTCAGACCCATCTGAGGTTTTTGATACTATCCTCAAAGAGGATCGCATTATGGAGCGTGCAGTGAGCGTTACGCAAGCGTATAACGACTTCATTAACGCAGCACATCATTATGATAATTCCAATGAGTGGATGCACGCACTAGAGCAAGTCCCCTACGCACTAGAAGGAAGGTATGAACTCAAGCGCAAACTATTCAGAGCAGTTGCAAACGTTAATATTCTTGAAGGCATTCGCTTTTACGTGTCATTTGCTTGCAGTTTTGCATTTGGCGAACTCAAACTTATGGAAGGAAGTGCAAAAATCATCTCACTAATTGCTAGAGATGAGAATCAGCACTTGGTTATCACACAGAACATCCTTAAGAATTGGATGAACGGTGATGATCCAGAAATGTCACGAATTGCCAAAGAGGAAGAACAGTGGGTCTACAAGACCTTTGAGAATGCAGTCAATCAAGAAAAACTTTGGGCAGAGTATCTGTTCAAGGATGGATCTATGATTGGTCTGAATGACAAACTGTTACAACAGTATGTTGAATGGATTGCTAATCGTAGAATGAAAGCAATTGGTTTCAAACCGCTCTATGATATTCCAGCAAAGAATAATCCACTTCCTTGGACAGAGCATTGGATTTCTTCTAAAGGTCTTCAAGTGGCACCACAAGAAACCGAAGTTGAGTCCTATATCGTCGGAGGAATCAAGCAAGATGTCACAGAAAACTCTTTTACAGGATTCCAACTATAACTGGGATACCAATAAAATGCTTGCTGCCTACCAAGAAGCAGCAGATTGTGATGAATATCTCTTCGGAGATTATGATTACTGTTCAGAATGGATGAATGATACAGAGGGTCTTTGACCCTCTTTTTTTATAAATATCTTTTATAAAGGATATTTAAGTAGTCAAAATGAAATCCCTGTCGCAGTCAGAATACGGAGAACTCAGAGATCTCTATCAACAAGTTTATGCTCCCAAGTTTGAAACTGTTTTAGATGAATTAACAGATCAAGAAGTTGACGAACTCACCGAAGAGATCATTGAAGAGGTTGTAGAAGAGTTTTTCCTTGAGTGTCTGGAAGAAGGATTGGATATTGGAAGTGTAGAAGAAACACTTTGTGAGTCTCTTGAAACATCCATCACCGCACTGAATGAGTCGGTGCTGATGGAAATGAATCCTTATGCTCCTGCTGGATCTAAAGAATCGCAAGCATATAATAAAGCAAGTACAGCATCAAAAAGATCTGCAGAAAGAGCAGCAAAGAGAAAGGAAGTAATCGGTAAAGTAAAAGGTGCCGTTAAGAAAGTAGGATCCGCACTCAAGTCTGGTGCTAAGGCAGCATATAAGGGTGCAAATCGTGCCGCTGGATATGCCGCTGGTGCTGCTGGAAGAGCAGCGTCCACCGCTAAGTCAGAATTCAAGAAAGGGTATGAAAGAGGATCGAAAGGGTCTTCTTCATCTTCTAGCGACTCTGGATCGTCTGATAGCGGTTCCTCATCGCCTTCTGGTTCTTCCTCAGGTGGAAGCACCCGTAAAGCAGTAGGAGGTGCTGTAAGGAAGGTTGGAAGTCTTCTGAAGAAAGGACTGAAGAAAGCGGTTGGCGGCGCTGCAAGAGCGGTTTCTAAGGGTGCTGATAAGGTTGCTACAAGACTTGGTGAAGAAGCAATCCAAGAGGCAGACTCTATTGCTGCAATGAGAGAAAGAGCAGCAAAGAGAAGAAAGCAGCGTTATGGTGCTAGTGACACCAGTCGTGGTGGAAGAGATGATTTCAGACCTTATACCAAGGCAGATTATGAAAGAGGTGAAGCAAATGATCCTAGAAAGAAAGTAAAAGAAGAACTGGAAGCAACTGGATTGTTTACCGAGAAAGAAATTCAGGCATTAATGGATGCTGAATGATACAAAACTCAAATAATACTCAGGGGGCTTGACAAGTCCCCTTTTTTATTGCTAGACTAGGTTTGTTCCGGTTAAAGATAAATAATAGCTCATAAGATTTTTTAATATGAGCTTTGAGATAAATACTAGTGTAAGTTATGAGAATCCATGGACGTTTGATAACAAACCTTTTGATAGCATTGATATTGGGGACTACTTCGGGTTTGTTTATCTCATTACCAATAAGT